CAGCAGAAGACTTTGCAACGTTTAAAGCGTCTGCTAGCTTTCCAACAATTCGGAAAATTGTTGAAGAGGCAAGCAGGATTGATAGAATTGAAAAGAAGCAAAAAAGGTACTTTGAAGAAGAGAAACAACAAGTGGGATTGAAGACTGAGTTTGTGAGGACAAAGAAGAAAGAAATAGCAAGCCTTGATCATGATGGGTCAATTGCCATTGAAATCTCAAGGTGTAAATCACCTCCAAAATCTCTTGTAGATTACAAGGCTGAGACAATCTCAGAGGACGATTTCAGGAAAAGAAGTCACAAGGCTAGAAAAGACAAGAATAGTGTCAATTACTTGAAAGCAAAAGTCAGGAACATTAGGAACAAAGCCTTGTTCAACATGTGCAGCCTATTAGTCAGCAATAAAATCACACATTTCCCTCTATTGGACATATTAGAGCTGGTGAATGAAGTTGAGTTGCAAGGAGGAGTCCTCACGAATTTGTTCAAGAAACTGCAACTGACTGGTGTGAGAGAAATTTTTGTTTTATGCATATATTCTCGTTTGAGCATCAACTTCGTGGAAACCATCTCTCGAAGATTGTGCTCCGAAATACACGAGGAAATGTTGACAAAGGGAGAAAAGAAATACTACAGGCTCATGGAGCACATGACTGCAGTTAAATTGTTTCGAGCACACACAAAAGTGTCTGCATTCAACTCGAATGATGCAACTGCATGGTGTCAGCAATTTGTCATGCCTGTCTTTGGAGCAATGTTCTCCAGAATATTACCCACAGACGTTTGTAAGATAGTCTTCCGAGTGCTGAATTGTGTCGCAAGGAAAAGAATTGAAATGGCAGTTGAAATGATGGAGGAAATTGAGAAGAATAACTCTAATGTAGACAGACCAGTCGCTTCTATGACCTCTCCAATGATGAATCGGCTTGCTTCTGAGGTTTTAGGACGTAGTAAGCCTGAGTTGTTGGATGGGCCTCATTGTGTTTTCATCAAGAACAAATCCAACATGATGCAGGGAATTCTCCACTATACGTCCAGTTTACTCGCTGTTGGCAATGTTTTGTGCTTACAGAAAGCCTTTGACGAGAATTTCCCTGATTTACTCAGTAGATTAGACATGGATCCAACAGGATGGCGCTTGCAACAAACATTTCAGGTTTCATCAGACGACAGTGCACTTGCAATAACTGCTATGCACAAAGTAGGACGACCAGCAGCAGAGAGAGCAAAAGTGAAACTTGCTCTGACAATTTTGTGTTATGCAATGGCTCTAAGTGCACCTCTGATGTGTGCTAGAACGTCACTCAAAAAATCAACTATTGCTGTTTGCAATTCGATGATGGAATTCAATTCCATTTGGTTCATTGGAAACACAACATGGTCCCCTCTGACGAAGTTTGTTTATGCAAGCTGTAGAGCAAAGACCAATTCTAGTATTGTTGGAAGACAAGAAAATGCATCAAACTTACTTAAAGCAATAGTGGAAAATGGAGGGACTTTCTTCTTGACAGCAGTTTTGCAAGAATTTCAAGCAAGAGTTCATTATTCATGTTTTGGATTAAGATTGAGTAAGGCCTTCAAATTCTATGCAGAAAATCTTAGCGATTTAAGACATCCTGCTCTTGGATTATTCTTGTATCAGCCAGAATTTTGTGCTGGCATGCTGGGATTCGACTTTGCACATTATTTGTTACTCAACACCAGCAATGTTGGACTTATGGTGGAGCGCCTACTGCTCAGAAAATCTGACCCATTACTGTCAGATGAGGGCAAACCTACAGTAGCAGCTTACATATTAATGGGTGACAATAAGAAGTATCAAAAGTTTCTGGATGAAATGGTAAAACACTGCAGGCTAGACAAAGACACTTGGAGAATGGCTGCCAACAAGAACCCACTCATGATGCTAGAAAAGACAAGGACATATGAACAATCCTTGTTTAGAATGTATAAGAAGGCTCTGACACCCAGCTCTGCTGATAGTTTCAGTTTCTCAACAGGATCTCGAGCATACGCAGCCGGAACTTACATCTTGCACACAGCATGTTGCACTTACAGGACTTCTCTGAATGATGGAGTCAAAACTTTCAAAAAGATGTCAATGATTCAGCTAATGGATGAAATTGCAGAAACCATTGACTGGTATGAGGAATATGATAAGACTCAGTTCATGTCTTTCATTTTCCCAACAAAAGATTTCTACAACAGAATAATTGAAGTCCTTGACAATCTAAACAAGAAGTCTAAGATGGGGAAACTGACAAGTGAGAGGGCAAAGAAGCTTGGGCAAGTGGTGATTCCAAAATCGTATGTGGCTGGGCCAATCGACCTAGCGACTTGTTGTGAGCATTTCTGGTTTGGGAAGGAAGTGGAACAAAGCAAGACACTGTTGCTAACTGGCTGGAACATTTACAAGCAAACCATGCCTTTCTTGGCAGACACAATTCAAGAAACTAAGATACTTGGTAGATTTGAAGATGAAGTAGCAGTGATTGATTACGTGAAAGCACAAAGATTCTCCGATAAATCCATCAAATTTCTCGCTTCATTCGGAAGGTTCTCATCACCAATTTCGCAATTGGAGAGTGTCATGAAGAGAAATTATAAGAGAAACAGAACTTTCATGGGTCAGAAAAGTCGTGTGACGCCAATCAGGTTAGGTGAAGAGGTCAGCACAGCAGTGAACTACAACCTCTTGGGCCCACCTTTACCTGGCAACGTTCAGGAGGAGTTTATCATGGATGCTTTAAACAATTTCCCATGTGCGATTCAAAAGGAGGAAAATGAACCGCATGATAAGTGGCTTCTAAGAGCACATGAACTTCTTATCTCTATGGATTACAAGAAGCAAATGCTAGTGATGATGCAATACTTTGCTCAAAACGAGGGTAGATTATCAGAGACTAGGTTCATGCTATTAATCAATGAGATTAGAAGACACTCATTTTCATTCTTCTTGGAACGGCAAGAAGCAGTTTTCTCAGGAGGCACTCTGAAGTATGTTGGTTATGGGAAAATTGAGATTTATGTGGCAGGCAGTTTTCTGCAAGTGGAATTGATGGACAACATTGTCACGTCCTTTTACATTGCTGAGGGTGATGAAAGGATAGAAAGGAATTTTAGCACTATAATCAATATACTGAAAGGCTATGGTTTATCTGCAAGCCACCCAAGTACTCCCAATTTCTTCATTCTCAATTGGTCAACAGCAAGGAAACAGAAAAGTGCCCCCTATATTAGGTTACAAGTGCCTTTGCCACAGTGTGTGAATTTGACTTATGTTGCCAGAGAGAAAATGGAGTCATCGTTGGAAACTGAGAAGAAAATCCATCTGGTTATGTCTTTGGACTCAGGTGTTGAGAATCTGAGAGCCGTTAGTGATGATAGAAATAGCACAATTGCAAAGTATATCCCAGACGCAACAGATTTCGCTACAAGACTCCCAAAGTATCCAGTGAATCAGCATTTGATATCTCTCAGAGAAAACCTGAATGTGATGAACACTCCCTTGTTCAGATGGCTGTCCTTAGGATCATTAAGTACAAGAGAAATGACTCTACATCTAGCCTTTTTGCGCACAACGATTAAAGACTTAAGCATCATAGACATTCATGGCGAAGATTGTGCTGAGTTTCAAAAATGGAAGAATTCTGGTAAAATTGCTCAAATAGTCCCGAGAAGACAACAAAAGTTCATCTTTTCTGAGTCTGAGATAAAGGAAATGAAGAGAGAAAGAGGAGTTGCGAACAACCAGATAAACAAAGAATATACAAAAAGGAGAATTAATTTGGAGAGACCTCCGTGGAAGGAGAGACAGAAGTATATTATGGTCAAATTGCTCAAGGAAGACGCTGATGATTTACATAATCCAGTGAAAGACGTTCAATGGTGGTTATCAATGTGCATCAATCAAAAGTCATTCTTTGAAGTCACGTTATCACAAAGAATAAATCCAATGAGGACAATTTTGCCATATGTAAATGCTCCATATGTCTCCGCTGCAGATGACGTTGTTCCTCGAGAATCGAAGGAAGAGGATGATGAAGATGATGTCGCAGAAGTGATCGAGGAAAATCAAGACGATCTATTAACAGCATTTGATGATTATGATTTCACAGCTTTCAAGAAGCAGAAAGCTGAAAACAAAGAATTGGAAGCAATAAATCTCAAGATTCTGAAAATTGCTTCCATCATTAGCGAACTGGAAGAACTGGAGGCTGAAGAGAAATCAAAAGGAAGAACCCTGGGGAGAATTCATGAGAGCCAATTGGCGAAAGAGAAAGCAATCTTAGAAGAGCTAACCAGAGAAGCTGACTCTTTAGCTGCTGAGTCAGTTGAGAAAGGGGAGATTGTTACGAAGCCTTCGGAGAAGAAACTGCTTGATGGTGTGGACCTGAAGGAAATGTTCAATAAGATCACATCTCTGGAGGACGAAGCAAAATCCATTGAGATAGTTCACGATGGGCTGGAAGCGATGACTGCTGAGAAGAAAACAGCTTTTCAACGGAAGCATTTTGCACATCCTTTATGGGACAAAGTGTTGATGGATCCGGAAGTCAATATTCGACAGCTGTCTCGCGACAATGTTCCAAACGTGCCGAAAGACCACATAATGGATCTTCTAAGGTGGGTTTTGGACCTCTCAATGGAATTGAAAAAGAAAGATGAAGTGCCTGATGAGTTTTGACATTGTTTTTTTGTAATCAGATTACAAAAAAACTACAAGATCCCATGAAGGAAAATAATGTTGATTGATGCTTTTTCTAGCAATATTTGATCTTCTGACACATGACATTAAAACTTTTGCACTTAGTATATATCTTTTTGATTGTTGTTTTGAATT